ACTCACGGTTACCCTGCTTCTGTAAGCTCATTGCCATCTCTCGGTATGCTACTATCTGGTCAAGAGCAATAGATTCAGGTGACTGCATGGCTTTGTCTCGTCTAGCCCTTGCCTGTTCTCTGAGTGGGTCTTTAATCTCAGGAAACAGCTTATCAATGGTGTAGGTTTGGCTAAGTCTGAAATCTGGGTTCATCATTCTAGCTGCATTCAACCTCTGCAATGTGTAGCCAGGTACATCTACCTCACCCTCACAGTCGAACTCCCACCTTAACGGCAAATTCTGTGGCTTCTTAAACTCATACGGTGAGCCAAGTCCATCCAGTATCAGTTGGATTGTAAAGTTGTCCAGGTCACTTAGCAACCCTTTCAATGAT